GGTCTGTCTTTATGTTTCTTTAAATCAGCTAAATAAGAATACATTCTCCAAAAAGAATATGTTGGAAGTAATTCTAAACCTGTTTCTTTTTCCATAAGCTTTCTTTTATTTAACATTAATGAATCAGTGGCTGGATCCCCATAAAACATGGTATCTCCTTGGTCACTTTGACCTAAATCAAATTGTGTTGTATTTACTCTATGCTTCATTCTAGTGTAATCAGTTAAGAGATTAATCTCCTCTGTAGAAAGAAAATTTTTTATTACTTTGTAACCTTTTTTTAATTCATCCATGATACAATTGAATACCTAACTCCTTTTTTAATTGGCTGCACCTTATGTGGAAACATAAAACTACTGGGCCAAACAATTAAATGTCCAGGTTTATTTGTAATTTTAAGTTCTTTGTCCTCTAGTTTGAAACATAATTCACCGCCCTCATAATCATTGTTTAACATTAATATTGCACTATATTTTCTATTCATGCCAGGTCCATCATCAACGTGAAATTTATAATGACCGCCTTTTTCATACCTTAGACCTTGTATATCGATGATTGTTGCCTGCCGAATGTCTGGAAATTCTGCTGCATATTTTCTAAGACCCTCAAGTATAAAATGACTCAAAAAATTACACCAATGAACCTCTGACATTGATTCACTAGTATTTACCAAAGGTAAAATTTGAACATCTCGTACTTCTTTGTCTTGAAAAGTTTTATCACCACCCCACAAAGCTCCATCTTGAAATCTTTTATCTTCAAATTTTTTACTTAAAAATCTGATACATTTACTAATTATTCTTAGATCTTTTATGACAGGATAGACTTTTATGAAGTTCTCAATTGACATGTTGTCTTGTACAACATTAAAGAACTATTGTAAATAACGATTTGTAAATGGCTCTACTGTTTCGTTATCAAACCAATACCTAAGAAGTCTTGAGCTTACTGGGTAACCAATAGATTCATAATTGACGTTTTCTAAGGCAGTTTTAAAATCATTTAATCTTGTTTTAGTTGCAGCAAATTCAGGAAGTTCTAGTCTTTTTTTATGTCTTGTCATAAACTGTGTGACATAGTTAATACTCATAGTCACTTCTTCTCTAAATTTCTCTTTAGTATATTCTATTGGTCCTGCTAAATTTACTTCATTTGTTCCGTAAACTATATTTCCGTCTTGTAGTTCAGCGCTTTTCTCTCTACATACAACTGATTGGTAATCTTCTACGGATACTTCTTTGAGTAAACCTTTGCTTTCATAATCAGCAACGTCTCCTCTAATTACACCTAAATCCTCTTTATGTTTAACACAACATTGTAAAATTCCCTCTGGATTAAAAAGTAAGTATGCCATAATTAACTAATTATATTTTCAAAAATTGCTATTGCTCCATTATTTCCAGGGCTACCTGCAGGTGAAGTTGGACCCATACTAGTATGGTTTCCACCCATGCCATTAAAAATAGGGTTGGTTTGTGGACTATTGGTTCTTCTTATGAATCCTACAATACCTCTTCTTATGTTGGCTTTTGCGTTACCTTGTGCTGGAGAGTCAGGCCCAACTGGAATTCCTGTTTGTATTGTGTAATCTATAGTAGCACCTGGTGCTGAGCCACTGCCCCCACCTTGAGGAACTGTTGGACTTGGTGATCCTTGTCTTTGTCCTGCAGCTCCGCCTGTTGCTGTGGCCTGAACTGGACTTCCAAAAGTTGAATCTTGTCCTGCATTACCTGGTGCATTCGGATTTCCCGCACCGCCTGATCCTATTGTGTACGGAGCTGAAAATGGAGAAGGTGCTGGTGATGTAACAGGAATATTAAAAAATCCAATTCCTGCATTTCCACCTGGTCCTTTACCTTGAGCTGGGCCACCACATCCGCCACCGCCCCCACCGCCTGTAATGTAGACGCCTAATTTTGTTGTTCCTGGTTGTGCTTGGAAAGTTGCAGTACCAGGTTCTGCATCAGCGAATGTGAATACAAAGTCAGGTGAACCTGCAGAGCCTGTGGCTGCTGCAGTTATTCTTCCGTCTTCATCAACTGTTATGTTAGCAGTCGTATAAGATCCGGCTGTGACGGCTGTAGATTGTAGTTGGTTAGGTCCAACTGAGTTAGCTGCCATTTTTGTAAGTGTAACATTTGATTGTAAAATTTTTGCTGTCGTTACAGCGTTTGATGAAATGTTTGCAGCACGCACTGCGTTATCTGCTATTTTATTAGTTGTTACGTTTGATTGTAAAATTTTTGCAGTAGTAACAGCGTTTGATGCAATTTGTGCAGCAGCTACTGTACCACCCATTGTGTCTAGAGAAATTTCGTTTAAATTTGTTCCATCAGAATATGCACCATAAATTTTAGCTGCGTCTAATGTAAATCCAGAGCCACTAGCAGTTTTTATAGTTAAGTTTTCAGGATTTGTTAATCCAGTAGCATCGAAAATATAATATTTTTCGATTCCATCAGGTATCGTACAAATTGTGCTGGCACCAATGGTTGCCGTAGCAAATTTAATTACCATGTTTCTAGCATTTGATAAAGTTGCGTTAGACATAACTAATGCTAAAGTTCCACCACTAGATAGTGTTACTTGTTCAAAACCAGCAATAGCTTGTTGTACTAAATTTAAGTTTGTATTTGTTTTGTCACCCCAGGTACCAGCGTTTTGGCCGGTTACCATTAATTCGAGTTTTAAATCTGTAGAAAAACTTGACATAATATCCTTATATTAACAAAATTAGGCTGCTCTATCAACCTCGGTCCAAATATTATTTACACCAGGATCAATCTCTGCCCATGCGGTTACATTAACGGAGCCAATATTTGATGTCAACCCTATACCAGTTACAGGTATATTTGCAGTTCCAGTAACTGCTACTGATCCAATAGAGCTACTTAATGCTTGACCAGTTACACTATAAACGGACACTGGTGTAATAGAGCCCACTGAATTTGTTAATAATCCAGCTGTTGTTACAGACTCATTCGTTGATTGCACAAGTGAAATTGTGCCTAAAGACATTGTCGCTGAAATGCCTGTAACATCTTGAACAAATTTTGGTTCAGGGACAACCTGACCAATACTTGTTGTAGCAGAATTTCCTGAAACACTTACATTGGCTAATCCAGTTTGTGAAGTTGAGCCTATCGCGGTATCTAATTGATCCTCAGAGGCAAAAACAGTTATATCCTGATCTATTTGTAGGGAACTTATACCCTGTGTGATCGTTAAAAGATCGAAACCAGATACTGATAAACTTACGTCAGTTATAGGAGTTACACTACCTTGAGAAGCTGCAAGGGCTTGACCAGTCGCTTGTGCAGAAAAATTATCGCCCCAAGCTAAATTTCCCCAAGTTCTTCTACCCCAGCCTGCACCAGTTAGTTGTGTGGGTTCTATCGAAACTGACCCAATTGATGTTGATGCTGAAATACCTGAAACGTTCTGTTGCATTCCTAGTGCAATAGATTCGTTTCCGACAGAAGTTGTGGCTGCTATTCCTGTTTGTATTTGAGTTACACCTATATCTAAAGTTACTTGTCCAACGCTTGTTCCTGCTGCTATACCCGTGGGGTTAACATTTGCGTTGGCTGCCGTTGTAGCGGTGCCTGTGTCTGTTACTAATCCTGTTTGTTGACCCCATGAAGCGTCACCCCAAGTTCTTTCGCCCCACGTGGTTGGAATGCCAGGTGCGTTTACGATTACAGTAATATCTGCCACCTGGCCCTCCTTTTAAATTATGCGATTCTCAATATTGCTGCACTTGTTGTAAATGCTGGGAACTGAATTGTAAAAGTTCCAGAAGTTGCAGTTTTATCACCGCCAAAATCTAATACAGCTACAGCTTTATCACCGTTAGTGTCATTATAAATTAATGCGCCTCTCGCTGTAAGCGTAACACCTACGAAAGACAAATCAGCAAAGTCTGTGATTGCTGTATTTGTAGCTAAAGATGTGCCCGCATTTACGAGTGCTTTACCACCTGAAGAGTAACCTGAAGGTGAACTTACCTCGTTACCTGTAGTGAAAGATGTTGTCGATTTTCCTAAAGTAGCTGAGTTGGTATACATTGCTAATTTAAATGAATTACCACCTGGATTACTAAAGTTATGAGTTGCTTCTAATAATTCTTTCTTAAAAGAATTACATATTGCGTTAGTTGTTATTGCCATTTTATCTCCTTATAAATTTATGGTGACGGTGAAGGTATTTTAACTCGAGGAACTCCACTGTCATATTCTCCTCTTCTTCGTCTACCCATTTGTTGTAGACCAAAAGCTTGTATGCTTTG